AAACAATCAAACTATGGGCCAGATAATATTTCTGTTGGTTCTGATTTGAAAAAAGAAGAAGATAGAAATGTTGCACTAACAGGTCTTTGGTTTAGAATGAATGATAAAGTTCAAAGATTAAAACAATTGGTAGTACTTGGGAAGAAAGATAATGTAGGAGAAAAATCAGAAGATACATTCCAAGATTTATCAGTTTATGGTATCATTGCACAATTAGTTGCTAATGGTAAATGGGCAAAATAAAAGATTAAAATAACTCAAAAATTCGGTGTATTTTTTGAGTTTTGTTATATTTATATATACACCGAGTGTTGTAAGTTTGACACTCAAAACTTAAACTTAAAATTTAATTTAATAACATTTAAAAGGAGTAATTATGGCACTAGACATTAATGCAATCAGAAGTAGACTGAACAAACTACAAAACACACAAAGAAAAACAGATGCTTTGTGGAAACCAACACCAGGGAAACATACTGTAAGAATCGTTCCCTATAAGTTCAACAGAGATAATCCTTTCATTGAACTTTATTTTCACTATAACATTAACAACAAAACTTATTTATCACCACAATCTTTCGGTAGACCAGACCCTATTGTAGAGTTTGCAGATAAACTAAAAAGAATGGGAGATAAAGATGATTGGAAAGCTGCAAAAGCTATGGAACCAAAGTTAAGAACTTTTGTACCTGTTATCGTTAGAGGTGAAGAAGGTGAAGGAGTTAGATTTTGGGGATTTGGTAAAACTGTATATCAAGAAATTCTTGGTTATATCGCAGACCCAGATTATGGTGATATCACCGACCCAACAAGTGGTAGAGATTTAACAATCGAATACAAATCAGCAGAACAGGCTGGTACTACTTATCCAACTACCACTATTAGAGTTAAACCAAGTGAAACACCATTGAGTGAGGATACAGATAAGGCAACTTCATTTATTGAATCACAAACTGAAATTACAGATTTATATTCTGAATTATCTTATGATGAATTAAAATCAGTTCTTGAAGGATGGTTGAATCCAACTGCAGAAGGTAAAGATGAATCAGTTTCTCAAGAAGCTCTTTCTACACCAAAAACAGAAACTACAACAACATCTCATGATATGGGTGGTTCAGTAGAAACAAAATCAGATTCTAAGAAAACTGATGATGTTGCAGCTGCATTCGATGACTTGTTTAACAATTAATATCAAACTATATGGCGAAAAAGAAAGCAAAAGAGCTTGACCTAGCAGATGTTCTTGCAGGTGAGCTTAACAAATATTCCAAAGACCAAAAAGTAGCATACTTCCTTGATTCAGATGAAGCACCTACAAATGTAGAGGGGTGGATATCGACTGGTTGTGCTATGTTGGATGTTGCTGTTTCTAATCGTCCTTATGGTGGTTTACCCGTTGGTAGAATCACAGAAGTTACAGGTTTAGAGCAAAGTGGAAAATCACTACTATCTGCACATTTATTAGCAGAAACACAAAAACAAAATGGTGTTGCAGTATTGATTGATACAGAAACTGCAGTAAGTAGAGAATTTTTAGAGGCTATCGGTGTTGACGTCTCTAAACTTCTTTATGTATCAGCAGATTCAGTTGAACAAATCTTTGATTTCACAGAAACTATCATCGAGAAGGTAAGAACTACTGATAGAGATAAATTGGTTACTATTGTAGTAGATTCAGTTGCAGCAGCTTCAACTAAGAATGAGTTGGCAGCAGATTACAACAAAGATGGATATGCTACTGATAAAGCAATTATTATATCAAAGGCGATGAGAAAAATTACCAACATGATTGGTAGACAGAAAATTACTTTGGTATTTACCAACCAATTAAGACAAAAAATGAACGCAATGCCTTTTGGAGACCCTTGGACAACAAGTGGTGGAAAAGCTCTTGCATTCCATGCCTCTGTAAGATTGAGATTAAAAGGAATGGGACAAATCAAACAAAAGGTAAACGGCAACGATAAGGTTGTTGGTATGAAAGTTCGTTGTCAGGTTGTTAAAAACCGAATGGGACCTCCACTAAGAGCAGCAGATTTTGAAATCTATTTTGATAGAGGAATCGATAACTATGGTTCTTGGTTAAAGGTAATGAAAGAAAATAAATTAGTAAAACAAGCTGGTGCCTGGTACACTTATGTTGATACCGATACAGGTGAAGAGATTAAATTCCAATCAAAAGAATTTATTGGTTTGATGGAAGATAGAGAAGATGTTAGAGAACAAATCTACAAAAAGATTTGTGAAGAATCTATCTTACAATATAAATCAGATACACTTGATATTGATTCAATGGAACTTGATGTAGAAGGTAGCACAGAATAAATTTAGATAATATGAATAAATTTTTATATGAAATGTTGAAAAAAAGTGCTGAAGCAGATAAATCAAAGGCACTACTTTCATTAGAACTACTTGGAAACGAAGCAGTTGGTATTGGTGACCATTCTACTGAAGATTTCTACAAAAATGCTGAAGAGGCATTAACAATGTTGGTAGATGCGGATGATAGATTGAACACACTTGAAGATTACTTCGGAGAAGATATAAAAGAAGTATTATGAAAGAACTCTACAAAAACATACTAGATTCGGTTGAAAGAGACCATGACCAAAATATCGATAGGAAACAAAACGATAGAGTTTTAATTATCGATGGTTTAAATACATTTATCAGATGTTGGTCATCCATTCCTACAATGAATGATGATGGTGACCATGTTGGTGGTGTAACTGGCGTTCTCAAATCAATAGGTTATGCAATTAGACAAGTTCAACCGACTAGGGTTGTTGTAGTGTTTGATGGTAAGGGTGGCTCTGTAAAAAGAAAGAAACAATTTAGTGGATATAAGGCAAACAGAGATAAGAATAAACTTAGAGTAAATCGGGCATATTCAGATTTAATGAATGATGAGGATGAAAGAGAATCTATGAAAAGACAGTTCGTTTGGTTAAACGAAATGTTAGATGGATTACCTATCACAACTATGATTTACGATGGAGTTGAAGCTGATGATGTTATGGCTTATATCACTACACACATTCTTAAAGATAAAGAACAGGCAGTAGTAATGTCAACTGATAAGGATTTCCTTCAATTAGTCAATGATACTACTATTGTCTGGTCACCAACCAAAAAGAAAATATATAATAGAAAATCAGTTTTTGAAGAATATGGAATCGATGCTAAAAATATTTTAGTATATCGAGTTCTTGATGGTGATAAATCTGATAATATACCTGGGGTTTATGGTTGTGGTATAAAAACCTTAATCAAAAGATTTCCAGAGATAACAGAACAAAAAGAAATTTCAGTTGATGATTTATTTGAATTAACTGAACAAAAGATAGAAGAAACAAAAGGAAAAATAAAAATATACAATGATATTTTAAAAGCCAAGAAACAAATATATCTAAACGAAAAATTAATGCAATTGAAAGATGTTGATATATCGGGTCAGATAAAAATGAAAGTTTTAGATAGATTTAATGAGGAAGTAAAACCACTTAATAAAATTGATTTCTTAAAAATTTTATTGAAATATAAAGTTGTAAATAACTTTGGTGATATTAATGATTGGTTAAAAATTACTTTTGGAAATATTATTACAAAATAATTTGGATTTTAAAAATATTTTTCGTATATTTGTAGTTATAAATAGAGTCAATAAATGCAGGATATAGATACTTTATCAAAATATGGGCAATCTTTTCAATCTAAGGTTGTATCCGCATTACTTACAGATGGTAAGTTTTTAGATACGATATCTGAAGTTACAACTTCTAAGTTTTTTGAGAACGATGCAAACAAATGGATTGTATCAGAAATACTTTCGTATCATGAAGATTACAAAAAACCTCCTACCCTTGATGTATTCAAAGGACAATTAGCAAAATTAGATAATGAGATTTTAAAGAAAACTGTGGTGGAACAACTCCGTCATGTTTTTACTCAAATCGGTAATGTTGATTTAGATTACATTAAAAATGAATTTACAAACTTTTGTATAAACCAAAATCTAAAAGGAGTTATTCTACAATCAGTAGATTTATTAAAAGCAGGAAATTATGATAGAATTAAAGATTTAGTTGATAAAGCAACTAAAATCGGTAATGATACAGATTTAGGAACTGATTATATAGAAAGTTTTGAAGATAGGGTTACAGAACTCAAAAGAGATGTTGTACCAACTAACTGGCAACCAATCAATGATTTGATGGATGGTGGTTTAGGACCTGGTGAACTTGGAGTTGTTGTTGCCCCATCTGGTGTTGGTAAGACATGGATTCTTACCGCAATAGGAGCTTCGGCTGTTCGACAAGGTTTGAGTGTAGTTCATTATACATTAGAATTATCAGAACACTATGTAGGTGCAAGATATGATACTGTATTTACACAAATACCATCTGTCGATATAAAAGACAGAAAAGAAGAAGTAAGAAGTAAAATAGAAGGGTTAAAAGGAAAACTACTTATTAAGTATTTTCCACCAAAAGGTGTTACAGTCAAAAAGTTACAACAACACATAGAGAAGATGATTGCAACAGATAACAAGCCCGATGTTATTATTGTAGATTATGCAGACCTTTTACTTTCCCATTCCAATAAGACAGACTCTACTTATGCGGAACAAGGGGGAGTTTACATCGACCTTCGTGGTATGAGTGGTGAATTGGAAATTCCAATTTGGACAGCATCTCAAACCAATCGTTCAGCCATTGATTCAGAAGTTATCGAAGCAGATAAGATTGCTGATTCATATGCAAAAGTAATGAATGCTGATTTCATTATGAGTTGGAGTAGAAAATCAAAAGATAAATTAAATGATACTGCAAGAGCTCATATTATGAAAAACAGATTTGGGCCTGATGGAATTACATTCCCTTGTAAAATGAATACAAATACAGGTTACATTGAAGTTTACGAACAAAACTCACCAGATGGTGTCATTGCTCAGAAACAAGCGGCAAGTGGACAATTAGAAACAAAAAAACTTCTACATAAAAAGTATGTAGAGAATATGGGATAGATGAAAAATAAACTCATTTGGATAGACACTCTTAATAAACACATGGATGAGATTTATGAAATCACAGATACAGGATTTTGTAATAGAATAAGAACTTGGGATATATTATATTTTTTAAATAGTAAAAATGATTTTAAGTTTGATATAGAAATGGGTGAATCATGGTGGCCTGAACTTAAAGAAGTTTTACAATTCCCAAATACAGTTTTACGAAATGAAAATATTACTTTAGATAGAGAAAAAAAGATAGAAAATATAATATTAGATTCACAGATTATTAATGAAGAATTTTTATCAAACACAAATGATTTTAAATTACAAGATAAAAATTATTATGTAGATGTAAATTATTCTTTTGTATCACAATTTTTAGGTCAAAACAACGCTACTAATAGT